TTGACACAATCAACGGATAAAAAATTTGACACACAATAAATAATTTACATTATAAACTAAAGAATCTCAAAATGAACATTAGAGAAAATCTAAAAAATAACATTGAAGCTCTCAAGAAGTTAGCTTTTAATGATACGGTTGAAGAGGTTGCAGAGCCAACGGAGGCAGCAACAGAAACAACAGAAACAGAACAAGCATTTGTAGATGCACAATTGTCAGATGGTACAATAGTCAACATTGAGCCAGACATTGAACTTGGCGCATCCGTTGCCGTTGCCACAGAGGAGGGCATTGTTCCTGCCGAAGATGCAGAGCATGAATTGGCATCCGGGGAGAAGATTGTAACTGTTGGCGGTATCATTACCGAGATCATAGCAACAGAGGAGGAGGTTGACGAAGAGGAAGTTGTTGAAGAAATTGAGGAGGAGGAAATGAAGGATGATGTATCTGCTCCGAATCCTAAAACCGTTATTGAACGGACAGAAGTTGAAAGAAAATTCGCAGAGCTTGAGGAGAAACTTGCAGAGGCATTGAAGTCTAATGATGAGTTTAAAAGTCAAGTAATTGCTACGTTGGAGGACTTGAACAAAGAACCAAGTGCAGCCCCAACGGTTAAAAGAAAATTGGATGCATTCAAAAGAAATGAACTGACATTCGAGGATAAATTAAGTAAAATCAAAAAACTAAAAAAAGCAAAGTAATATGAGTTTTGTAGTAGCAAGTTTAACAGACTATGTAGATCAGAGTTCGACGGATTTACTCCTCCCGGCAGTAAGTCAAGGCAAAACTGCCTCTCTCGTAACGATCCAAGCCGGGGTAAAGAGTTCAGCTGCATTGCAGTTGTTTGACAGTACAGTCGTATTTCAAGACGATGCCTGTTCATTTGACGCATCTGGCGCAACCACATTCACACAACGTAATATAGTTGTGCAGGGTGTTCGGGTTCAAGAAGCTTTATGTCCAAAAGACTTAGAAGCAAAGTGGACACAGTTGCTATTGAGTGCAGGTTCTGACTATGATGAATCTGATCTTCCTGCTGCATATATGGACATCAAAATGCAGAGATTACAGGATGCTCTTGAACTAGCAGATTGGTCTGGAGCTGATGGAGTAGGTGCAGGAAATCTAGGTTTTTATGATGGGTTTCTAACCATCATTGATGCTGCTGCTGCCTCTGTTGATGGCAATGTTGATGCAGTAACAACTGTAACAGGTATCACATCGGCAAATGCTCTTGACATTGTTCAAGGGATTTACTCGGTAGTTCCAGAGGCGGTGTTGAATGCAGATGATCTTGTTTGTTTCATGGGTTGGGATGCTTATCGCAATCTGATAATCAACATTACAGATACTAACTTTTTCCACTACGCAACAGATGATGCTGCGAGGAGTGGAGAGCTAATGCTTCCGGGAACTAACCTACGTATAGTGGCAGTTGCAGGATTGACAGGAACTAACCGAATCATAACGGGAAGAACATCTAACTTTTACATCGGCATGGATGCGATGGGAGATGACGAAATGAAAATGTGGTATTCTAACGATGACCAGAATGTCAAATCGAGCATCAACTTTAAGCGAGGTTGCCAAGTGGCATATCCTGCGGAGATCGTAGAATTTACATTGGTGTAATCAACTGAATTAATTAACTGCAACGGCAGGGCGTAATGCTCTGCTAATGCATAAAACAATAAAAATATGCCTTGTGCTTTAACATCTGGTGTAACCCGTTACAATTGCGAAGCTCCTGCCGGGGGCATTGAAGAGGTTTACCTCTTGGCATTTGAGGAGTTGACATCAATAACAGTTACTGCTTGTGAAGTGACAGCAATAACAACAAGCGGTGCGCCATCAACGTGGTATCGTTACGAATTAAACGAAGAGATCGGATTGTTGGAAGCAACAGAAACGAAATCAGTTCAGAATAACTCACTATTTTATGATGCAAATCTTTCATTTACTGTTACAAAAATGGAAGCATCAAAGTGTAATGAGCTGAATCTTTTAGCCATTCAGAGAATCGTTGCCATCATCAAAACAGTAGAGGGCAAATACTTTCTATTAGGAGATGAGAGAGGCGCACACAAAGCCGGGGGAACAAATAACAGTTCAACGGGTACTGCCTTTGGGGATCTCAATGGATATTCCATCAACCTAATGGCAAAGCAGACACATGACGTTTACGAAGTGGATGCAGCAGTCATTGCAGGTTTAACGATTTCTGTGTAAACAATTCGTTCATACAAATTGGAGAAGGGGAGTTGCTTGATTGCATCTCCCTTTTTTATTTTGACACATTTACCAAAATTTATATTATAAGATATGAAAGTCAATAAGTCATTAATCGGCAGTTACATTTATCACAAGGGCATGAAGTTCTTAGTAGAAGATACTGCCAAGTTCAAGAAGATAGCAAAGGCATACGGATTTGATGTTTTTGAAAAAGCAACCAAAAAGAAAAAAGCGGATAAGCTAGACGATGCTAGTACTGACTAAAGATAGCGCAAACACTATCCGGGTATCATTGGCAGAGCTATCAACTTTGGCAACTCCTGTGTATCTGATTGAGTTTATTAGTGATATGTCATTGATAAGCACAACTTGTATTGCTCCAGATACAAGTCTTTACCCTGCCCGATTCAATCAGTTCACTATCACAGAGCAAGTTGCTCCTAATGGTTTATTAGCGCAGATATTACTTGAACCTGTTGGATTCTTTACCTATAACATTTACGAGCAGACAAGCGCAACCAACCTCTCTCCATCTGATCCCGGAGTTATCCTATTGGAAACGGGCAAGGCAAGAGTGTTGATTGATGGAGATAGGGAATCAACTGCATTCACCTACTATCAGAATCCTACCCCTGCATGGGCAGCTTGGGATGTTTTTGAGAGTGAAGGCATTGTACCTGCTCCTCCATCAACTGATGCAACCTATAAGAATAGTGATGCAAGTTTTACCCAAGTAATTGCTCCGGGAGTTACTTACATCGCACCTGACATTTCCTTTACTGATTCAGATGGTACGGTTATTCCGACTCCTGCCAATACAGACATCGTTGCAACTGCTTGTCCATCGGGTGGCACAGTGTTCAACAGACCTCCTGTAACTTATGGGCGTTCAACGTCTTATTATACAGGCGATGACGGGTGGCAATTTCAAAATGGTACATACACAACGGGATATGAGCAAACGGGCAACCTAGTTCAGCAGCTAGATGCTACTGATTTAAATCGTGAAACATTACTATACAATAATCAGCATGGCACATTGGAGAGATTCACAGACGGTCTAGGCGGTACGGATTGGACAAACGCAGTAATAGGAGATTTAACAGATAAAAGGTGGCTAACACAAGACCATTTAACGGGTTTGGAATGGATAAATTATGATTTAGGAACGGCAACAAGTGGTTCATTTCCTAACTCAACGTGGAAACTGAACATAGCTAATGCAATAGCAATGACTATTTACGGCTATTCAGACTATCGGATAGCTGCAATGCACGAAATGAATACTATAATCCCCCCGCAATGGGGCGTTACAGACCAATTTAATAACGGTACATACATGAGGCAGATGCAGATTTCGGGAGGTACGCAAGTTCATTCGTGTAGTTTAAGGACAACCAACAGATTCTTTAGTCAATCAGCGGGGGTGATAACGGGTAACGGAAATTTTAATTCTGCGGGAATATTTGTGCCTCTTATATTAAGAACAATGACATAATGGAAATTTACTACAAGGAAAATACAGGTATTAAGAATCCGCAGGACAGGAATTTGGACTATTTCAAAATCACTTTGATTGGGAGCAATTTTGAAGCAGACAAGACCAATGCCGAGATAATATTTTATGAGTTGCTTGAAGATGCGCAACAAGACAAAGTGCCTCCAGCAGGTAGGGTTGCGGAGTGGAATCCAGATAGTGATTCAACAACACAGATGAGGGCAGAGCTTTTTGCGTTGGCAGAGGTCAGCACAACGGCAGGAGAAGTGATAACATTAAATAATCCAACACCACAAGATGGATAAATTAAAGAATAAATACAACGTAATTGCATTGGATTTCTCAATGTCTAAGCCTCCACAGATCAAAGAGGAGAGGAACAAGGAGTATGTTTGTTTCGGTACGGATCGGGAATACAGGAATAATTATCCGCAATACTTATTAGACCTATACAATAGAAGTTCTAAACACAGAGCATTAGTTGATGGCAAGGTTGAATTTTTAACGGGCAGAGGATGGAAAGTAGATGCTCATGCCAACGTAACTAATCAAGCGGTTGCACAGGCAAAGACATTCATAGCATCTCCCAACCCGGATGAAACATTGAATAGGTTAAACTATTTGACCAACTTTGATGATGTGCTTTATGGCGGTTATTATCTGGAGATTATTTGGAGCAAGGATAAGGAAAGCATTGCAGAGGTTAACTATTTAGATTTCCGATACATCAGAACCAACGAAGATAAAACGATGTATTATTTCACATCGGATTGGACAAGCAGAAAGCCAGAGAATAATGAAGATTGGGAAGTTATACCTCCATTCAACGTAAATGAACGGGGAGGAAAGCAGGTTTTAGCGGTTGATTGCAGTAACTCTAAAGAGGTATATCCGCTTCCAAGTTATCTCCCGGCAGTACCAATGATTGAGGCAGATTATGAACTTGCAAATTTTGATTTGGCGAATATCAAAAATCAATTTGTACCAAGCTTTATGATATCGTTTAACAACGGCATCCCAACAGATGAAGAAGCGGATATATTAGAGAAGCAAATTGAGGAGAAGTTCAGCGGTACAGACAATGCAGGGCGGTTCATTCTAAACTTTAGTGATGCCAAAGATAGAAGCGCAGAGATAACGCCTATAACTCCAAGCAATTTGGATAAGCAATATACTATCCTAGAGCAGCGCATTGATTCAACTTTAACCATTGGGCATAGGGTTATAAATCCTATTTTATTTGGTTGGGCATCAGAGGGCAACGGGTTCTCAAATAATGCCGATGAGATGAGGGTTGCAATGGATAGTTACCAGAACAGATATGCAACTCCGAAGCAAGAGGATAAGGAGCAACTATTCAACTCAATTCTGTTGGTTAATGGTGTGCCGGGAATCCTTGAGATAAAACCATTAGAACCTGTAATTGCACAGATATCATTGCAGGAGGTGTTGCCCCATTTAACACAGGATGAGATCAGAGAGATGGCAGGGTATGAGCCATTGGGCAATACGGATAGCCAATTCAAGACGCAAAATGATAAGGACATTGAATCAATCATATTAGACCATTTCAGTAATTGCGGAATGGATGAGGATGACTTTGAAATAGTATCATTCAGAGAGTTGGAATGTGAATCAATTGAGGAGTTTTTAATTGAAGATGACAAGGCACAGGCAGGATTGCAAAAGTTCGCAGCCATCCCCGGATTAACAGATACGGATTTGGCGGTAATGCAACAGTTGGAGAACAATCCTAATGCATCAATTAAAGACATCGCAAGAGCTTTGCAGATAACAGATGATGAGGTTGCAAAAGCATTATCAAGGTTGCAGATTGCCGGGGCAATTGCCGTTGCAGAGCAAGACGGAATAATCAGAAGAGAGGTAACACAGGATGGACTTGATACAATCATTGAGGAGGCAGTTGAGCCACAACTAACGGTGGTTTATAAGTATGCCTTGAGAAGCGATGCACCTGCTCTTAAAACAAGGTCAAGGAATTTCTGTATTCGTTTAATGGCAGAGAGGAAATTATACACAAGGGATGAAATCAGCAATACATTAAATAATGGCATGGGGCTCGATCCATTCCGATATCGTGGAGGTTGGTATCATAACCCGAACACAGATAGGAATACCAAATGGTGCAGACATATCTGGCAACAGGCAATAGTAAGACGTAAACCACAACAATAATGGCAAAAGTATTATTTATAACAACCGATTATTACAAGAGCAATACTGTTACCTCTGACCAAGTAGGAGATAAAGTGTTGGCAGCAACCATTGCAGATGCTCAAGCAATGTACATAGAGCCATTGTTGGGAACTAGGTTATACGAAGCTTTAAAGACTAAGATAATCGGAGGCACATTAACGGGGGATTATTTGGCATTGATGAATGATTATGTTGTTATCACTTTGTTGAAGTGGACAGAGCATGACTTGTTCTACATGAACAACTACAAGAATCGCAACAAAGGAGTATCAACCAAGAATAGCGAAAATGCCACAACCGTATCATTCAATGAGCTTAACTTTCTGATGGAGAAAGCCGAAAGGAAAGCAAATTTTTACGGCATTAAATTGGTTGATTACTTGGTTTGCAATTCTGCTCTCTTCCCGGAGTACTGCACTAATGATGAAGGCGGTGAGATCAGCCCTATGAGTTCAGCAGCCAAGTCCGGGATGTACTTGGGCAATGCACGAAAATTTTATACAAAGAAAGATGCGGACTATTGGGAAAATAAAAGACGATAAGCCACAACCCAAAAAATGGAAATGGGGCAAAGCGGAAAAGGAGTTGATTAAATACTTTAAGCAAAGGTATGGCAATAAAGACTAATCATATTACTTACCTCCAGATGATGGACATCTTTGAGGTATTCGCCAATGAGCATTATGAAATCAATCATTTTGGCAATGGGGATTTCTGGGAGGTTGTAGAAAATATCAAACTTGGGGATGGTTCATTTGATTATACAAACTATCCGTTATTATGGGTTGTCGATGCCGGGGCATCATTTACAGATGGAGAGCTTGATTACTCCTTTCAGATAATTGTATGCGATATACAGTTCGACAAGGATGGCGAGGCATTGTATGAGAATCAGATAAAATCAAATATGCTATTGGTGTATCAGGATCTGTTGGCTTATATTAAAATCAATCCTCAATTCAAGGGCAGCTCTGTTAGAATCTTTGAGGGCGGTACATCAAACGGTCAATCTTTTACTGAACGGTTTTCAGATAATCTTGTCGGATGGGTATTCGACTTGACAATCAGACAAGCAATAAACTTAAACATCTGCGAAATACCTAAAGCATAATGGAGGCGAAGATTGATAAAATATTGGACAATCAGAGCAAGATGAATACATCACTTGCAGTCATTGAAGAGAAGATAAAATCAAAGGACAGACGATTGAGCAAGGTTGAAGGGGAGATTGATGGGTTAAAGAAGTTTAAATGGGGAGTGATAGGTACGGCAGCGGTTAGCATCTCTACGTTTGTTAAAAGTATGTTTGGATGAGGTATCAAATTACAGAAAATTTCCATTTGGATGAGTTTATACACCCGGATTATATGAGGAAGTTTGGGCAGAATGCTTTGTGGTTTATTGATCATAGGATAGTTACTATTGCTCAAGAGCTTCGGACTGATCTGGGAGTGCCAATTACAATCAATAATTACGAAACGGGAGGTCAATATAAATCATCCGGGTTGAGGGTGCAGAGTGCAAAGATAGGTGCAAAGTATAGCCAACATAAATACGGCAGAGCCATTGACTGTAAGTTTAAAGGTGTAGCCATTCAAGAGGCATTTGATTTTCTGATGCATAATCAAGGAAAGTATTTTAATCTAGGGTTAACAACCATTGAGAACATTGAGCATACGCCAACTTGGTTGCATCTTGATTGCAGGTTAACAGGACTGACAGAATATAAAATCGTGAATCCATGAGTAAAAAAGATAGACAAGCAAATAGGGAGGAAAGGAAAGCCAACAGAAAGCCGTTCAAAGATACTGCGGTTGGTATATTCTTGAAAGAGAAAGCTCCAGATATATTAGGCGGTGCGGTTTCAACGGTTGGGGATATCTTCTCAATCGGAGGATTGGACAAGATAGGACAAGCAATAGCCGGGAGTAATGATCTAAGTCCGGAGGATAAAGTTGAGGCGCAACGGTTATTGGAGTTGGAAATTGAGGAGCAGAAAGAGTTGACTAAAAGATGGGAAAGTGATAACAAGCAGGAGCTGATGTTGCCTAAACTTATCAGACCATCCATATTAGCGTATACTTGGATTCTGTTGTCGGTGTTGGTTGTGATGGATGCTTGTGGTGTATCAATTGATTCGGTGTATATCCGAGTGTTTGAGATTCTAGCATTAGCAGTAAACTCCGCATATTTCGGTGCGAGAACCATTGAGAAGTATCACAGGAACAAATACAAGTGAATAACAGGAAACGGTTATTTTACGACATAGAAACATCATTCAACATAATTGCAGATTTCTCTTGCGGTTATAATAAGGTCATCAGACCTAATCAAATCATTAAGGAACGG